TTAGCTATAATGGGTTGTAATAGACATTTATATACTCCAAATGCTAAAATAGAAAAACAAAAAATAAATATAAATTTCGCTAGATATAAGCAAAGCGGATTACATTCAAAATTAATAGAAAAATAATATGGCTGAATCAGTTGTTAAAGGTTATTTTCCAAGTCAAGTCGCTAGCGATTTAGAAAAAATGAGTAAAGACTACGGTTTGAAAGTTGCTAAAGCAATTGAAAGCGAGTGGTTTAAAAGAGACTCTGGTACTAATAGATTTTTTGGTAATCAAACAGAGTTTCATAAATTAAGATTATACGCTAGAGGAGAACAATCAATACAAAAATATAAAGATGAATTATCTATAAATGGTGACTTAAGCTATTTAAACTTAGACTGGAAACCAGTGCCTGTTATACCTAAATTTGTAGATATAGTTGTAAACGGTATATCTGAAAGAGTTTACGATATTAAAGCATACTCTCAAGATCCTTCTGGAGTAAGCAAAAGAACAGCTTATATGGAATCTATGCTTAGAGATATGCGTAGTAAAGATTTAGCCTCTTTCGCTCAACAAGCTTTTGATATTGATTTATCAGAAAACGATCCAGAAATATTACCAGATTCTCAACAAGAGCTTGAGTTGCATATGCAGCTTACATATAAACAAGCTGTAGAGCTAGCAGAAGAACAAGCTATAAATGTTATACTAGATGGTAATAGATACGATTTAACTAGACGTAGAATAAACTACGATTTAACTGTTTTAGGAATAGGTGCTGTTAAAACTGTCTACAATAAATCAGAAGGTATAAAAGTAGAGTATGTAGATCCAGCTAATATGGTATATTCTTACACAGAAGATCCTAACTTTGACGACATATACTATGTTGGTGAAGTAAAAAGTATACCTGTAAATGAGTTGAAAAAACAATTCTCGCATTTAAAAGAAGATCAGCTAAAGAAAATAACTGGTCAAGGTTTTCAAAACCATGGGTTTTACAATAGAAGTCTTACAGAGTCAAACCAAATTGATAAAAACCAAGTGCAGGTTTTATATTTTAACTATAAGACTTATGCTAATGAAGTTTACAAAGTAAAAGAAACAGCTACAGGCGCTAGTAAAGTTATAGTAAAAGATGATACTTTTAATCCTATTATTGATCAAGTGCTTGAAGCTAAGTATGGTAAGCTATCTAGATCAATAGAAGTTTTATATGAAGGTGCTTTGATTTTAGGTACTGATATATTACTCAAATGGGATTTAAGTAAAAACATGATGAGACCAAAGAGTGATTATACTAAGGTTAAAATGAACTACGCTATATGTGCGCCACGTATGTATAAAGGTAGAATAGAAAGCTTAGTAAGTCGTATAACTGGTTTTGCTGACATGATACAGCTTACACACTTAAAACTACAACAAGTGATGTCTAGATTAACTCCAGATGGTATATACTTAGACGCAGACGGGCTTGCTGAAATAGATCTAGGTAATGGAACAAACTACAACCCACAAGAAGCGTTAAACATGTTTTTTCAAACGGGTAGTATTATAGGTAGGTCTATGACTAGCGAGGGTGATATGAACCCTGGCAAAGTTCCTATTCAAGAAATACAATCTGGTTCTGGTGGCCAAAAAATGCAAAGTTTAATAGGTACTTATAATTATTATCTACAGATGATAAGAGATGTGACTGGATTAAATGAAGCATCAGACGCTTCTACTCCTGCAAAAGACGCTTTAGTTGGTGTCCAAAAAATAGCTGCGGCTAATAGTAACACAGCTACAAGACATATACTACAGTCTGGTTTGTTTTTAACTTCAGAAGTTGCAGAAGCTATATCTCTTAGAGTTTCTGATGTACTAGAGTATTCTAATACTAAAGAAGCATTTATTCAAAAGCTAGGAATACATAATGTATCTACTCTTGCTGAAATGGCTAACTTGCATTTATCTGACTTTGGCATAACAATAGAGTTATCGCCAGATGAAGAGCAAAAACAAATGTTAGAAAATAATATTCAAATGGCTTTGAGTAGTGGAGGTATTGATTTAGAAGATGCTATTGATCTTAGAGAAATAAAGAATATAAAACTAGCCAACCAACTACTTAAGATACGTAGAAAGAAAAAGCAAGAAAGAGATCAAATGATGCAACAGCAGAATATACAAGCACAAGCACAAGCAAATGCTCAAGCTCAACAAGTTGCTGCACAAGCTGAAGTTGAAAAAAATCAAGCTATAACTCAACAAAAAATACAACTAGAACAAATTAAAGCTCAAATAGAAGAAGCAAAAACTCAAAGAGAGGTAATGTATAAGAAAGAGCTTATGAATCATGAGTTTCAAATAAACATGAGGTTGAAAAATATAGAGGTTCAAGGACTAAAAAGTAAAGAAGAGTATAAAGAAGATAGAAAAGACAAAAGAACTAAAATACAAGCAACTCAACAAAGTGAGTTAATTGAACAAAGAAATAGTGGTAAACCACCTAAAAACTTTGAATCTTCAAGTAATGATATACTTGGAGGCGGGTTTGATCTAGGCGCTACAGATCCTAGATAATTATTTATTAATTTTATAATATCATATTATGGCAGAAGAACAAAAACAAGAAGAAATTCAAGAGGAGGCTGTAGAGCAAACTCAAGAAGTTAAAACCGAAGCTGTTCAAGAAGAACCAGCTGTCGATGGACCAAAATCTGAAGTTTTAGAAGATGGTACAATTAAACTTGATTTTTCAGCTACTCCAGTTGAAGAAGAAGTTGAAACTGAACAACAACCAGAAGCTAGCGACGAGCAAGTTGAGGAAGTTGTTGAGGAACAGATAGAAGAAACTCCTGTTGTTGAAGAAATAACAGAAGAAGAAATTATTGAGCAAGCTGAAGAAGTTCAAGAAGAAGTTGAAGAAGCAATAGTTGAAGCTCAACAAACAGGCGAACCATTACCAGAAAACATACAAAAAGTAGTAGACTTTATTAATGAAACTGGTGGAAGCTTAGAGGATTATGTAAAGCTTAATCAAGATTTTACTAATTACGAAGATAAAGCTTTATTAAGAGAATATTACAAACAAACTAAACCTCACTTAGAAGACGAAGAAATAAACTTCTTAATGGAAGATAACTTTTCATTTGACGAAGACGTCGACGATGAGAGAGATATTAGAAGAAAAAAATTAGCACTAAAAGAGCAGGTTGCAAGTGCTAAAAGCCACTTAGACGGGCTAAAGTCTAAATACTATGAAGAGATCAAAGCTGGTAGTAATTTGCTCCCAGAGCAACAGAAAGCAGTTGAGTTCTTTAATAGATACAACAAAGAGTCTGAGGAAAATCAGAAATTACAAGATCACCATAAAAATGTGTTTCAACAAAAAACAAACAATGTTTTTAACGATCAGTTCAAAGGTTTTGAATATAAGGTTGGTGAAAAGAAATATAGGTTTAATGTAAAAGATTCTGGTAAAGTCAAAGATACTCAAAGCGACATTAATAACTTTGTCAAGAAGTTCTTGAATGAAAAAGATGAGATGTCAGATGCTGCGGGTTATCATAAAGGCTTATTTACCGCGATGAATCCAGATCTAGTAGCTCAACATTTTTACGAACAAGGCAAGGCTGATGCTATTAAGAACAGCATGGCTAAAGCTAAAAATATAGATATGGATGCAAGGTCTACTCACGAAAAGGCCCCAAGTCCAAATGGATTTACAGTAAGAAGCGTTGACAACGAGACCGGAGACTTTAAGTTTAAAATAAAAACTAGATAATTTAACATTTAAAATTAAAGATTATGCCTTTTTTAAATCAAGGTGCTGGGACTGCCCTAGCACATTTAACCCCTAGACCTGTAAAAGATTTATACGGGTCGAATTACCTGTCAATTACAGGTAATGATTACAACTTTACTAAACAATTCCTACCAGAAGTTTACGAAAAAGAAGTTGAAAGATTTGGTAACAGAACTGTTGCTGGATTTTTGAAAATGGTAGGAGCTGAAATGCCTATGGCTTCTGACCGAGTAGTTTGGTCTGAGCAAGGTCGTATTCACGTTGCTTTTAGTGACTGTTCTACAGATGCTAACGGTGGTGCTACTAATGAGTTAACTTTTTCATCAGCGGCTAACGCTTCTATGATTGAAATTCATGACACTATCATCGTTAACACTGGAGGTACTACAGTAAAGTGTTACGTTTCAGCTAAGCCAAGTGCGACTACTGCTACTGTTATTCCTTACACTGCTGCTACTTTAGCTGCTGCTGGTATTGCGAATGACAGTTCTAACTTAAACGTATTTGTTTATGGATCTGAGTACAAAAAAGGATCTATCAACGCTGGTAACTCTAAAGATGCTGACTTTACTACTTTTAGTAACAAGCCAATTATCTTAAGAGACAAGTACAGTGTTAATGGTTCTGATACTGCTAGCATCGGCTGGGTAGAAGTAACTACTGAAGCTGGAACTGGTGGGTACTTATGGTACTTAAAATCAGAGCACGAAGCACGTTTAAGATTTGAGGACCAATTAGAAATGGCGATGATTGAAGCTGAGCCAGTTTCTGGTAACCAAATGGATGGTGCTGGTGTTTTTGAAACTGCTGCTGTTGTAGGACAACACGGAACTCAAGGTTTATTCTCTGCTATTGAAGAAAGAGGATTAATTTACAATAACCCTGATTTTGGTTCTACGCTAGCTGGTGAAGGAATTACTGAATTTGACGTTGTGTTACAAGAGCTTGACAAGCAAGGAGCTATTGAAGAAAACATGATGTTCTTAAACAGAGGAACTTCTTTAGCTATCGACAACATGCTAGCTGCTCAAAATTCTTACGGAACTGGTGGTACATCTTACGGTGTATTTGACAATTCTGAAGATATGGCACTTAACTTAGGATTCTCAGGATTTAGAAGAGGTTCTTACGATTTTTACAAGTCTGACTGGAAATACTTAAACGATGGTACTACAAGAGGATTAATTGGTGATGTACAAGGAGTATTAGTTCCTGCTGGAACAAGTACTGTTTACGATCAGCAATTAGGTAAAAACATCAAAAGACCTTTCTTACACGTTCGTTATAGAGCTTCTGAAGCTGATGACAGACGTATGAAGTCTTGGATCACTGGATCTGTTGGTGGTAACTACACTAGCGACGAGGATGCAATGAACGTTCACTTCTTATCAGAAAGATGTTTATGTGTTCAAGCTGCTAACAACTTTATCTTATTTAAAGATTCTGATGGCCAAACTGGTGACTAATCAATAACTAATGTAAAGATTACCCCACGGTATTAGTGGGGTAGTTTTTACTTTTATTAAATTATATTATATTATGAAAAAGCAAGAAAAAGCTCCTGCAACTTGGGAGATTAAAGATAGAGTTTACTTATTAAAAGGTAATAAAACACCTTTATTATTTACAGTACCTGCAAAACATAGTAGAGTAAAGGCTTTATTATGGTTTGACGAAGAACAAGGTATTCAAAGAGAATTAAGATACGCTACCAACCAAAACTCACCATTTGTTGATGAGCAAAAAGGTCAAGTAACTTTAGGTCATATATTTTTTAGAGATGGTAAGCTAATAGTGCCAAAACAGAAACAAAACTTACAGAAGTTATTGTCTCTTTATCACCCAATGCGAAACAAACATTATTTTGAAAAAGATGATCAAAAAACAGCTGAAGTTGATTTGAGTTATTTAGAAATGGAGATTGAAGCTTTAAAAATAGCATCTTCATTAGATATTGATGACGCTGAGGCAATATTAAGAGTTGAAGCTGGAAGTAATGTATCTTCAATGACAAGTAAAGAAATAAAAAGAGATATAATAGTTTTTGCTAGAAATAATCCAAGAGAGTTTTTACAGTTAATACAAGATGATGATATTCATCTAAAAAACATAGCTATGAAAGCTGTTAAGTTAAAAGTTATAAAAATGTCACCAGATGGCAGAGCTTTTCTTTGGGAAAAAACTGGTAAAAAAATAATGAGTGTACCGTTTGATCAAGATCCATATCCAGCAATAGCTGATTGGTTTAAAACAGACGAAGGAATGGAAGTTCTAAAAAGTATACAAAAGAAAATGAAATAGATTACCTATAGTAGTTAGGCTACTTTAACGGTAGCCTAATTATTATAAATAAAAAAAATTATGGCAGTAAGCATAGATACAGTATATCAAAGAGTTTTAGCTATAGCTAATAAAGAACAAAGAGGTTATATAACGCCTCAAGAGTTTAATTTGTTGGCTAATCAAGCGCAAATGGATTTGTTTGAGCAATACTTTTATGACTTAAAACAATTCTTACAGCAGCCAGGTAATGACACGACTCACGGTGACCCTGTTGATATTATTAAAGAAAAAATAGATGTATTTGAAAGATACAGACAACCAGTTGTTATGTCTACTAACAGCAATCAAGGAGGCATGGGTACTTTACCTTTATACTACAGGCTAGGTGAAATTTATTTTTTTCACGCAGACTGCGTCGGTGGTGCTAGATATATTGAAATAGAAAAGATGAATCAAAACGAGGTTCATCATATAATAAACTCTCCATTAACAACACCAACACTTAATCAACCTGTTTATGTTAGAACTAGAGGCGTTGTGCCAAACGATGCTAGTGACAGTGCTCAATCAGCAACATCAGCAAATGAAATAGGCTTATCAAGATCAATACAAGTTTATCCTACAACAATAACAGATAATGTTGTATGTAATTATATAGCTAGACCTGCACAAGTAAATTGGGGTTACACGGTTGTTAATGAACAAGCATTGTATAACTCTACCACAGCTGTTGACTTTGAGTTACACCAATCAGAAGAAGTTAATTTAATATTTAAAATATTAGCTTTAGCTGGTGTAATAATAAAAGATCCTCAAATGTATCAAATAGCTAATACAGAAATTCAAAACGATATTCAAGAAGAAAAACTATAAAATATGCCTTTATTTACAGGAACACAACAGCAATACTATAACAATAGCCAGTCTTTTACTGGCGATGGTTCTGCAACTGCTTTTACTTTAACTTTTTCTCCACTACCAGCAAGCATAAATAACTTTAAAGTATTTTTTGATGGTTCTGAGGTAAATACTAATTTATACGACGCGACACCTTACAATAGTAGTACAGGTGTATTAACATTTGATAGCGCACCGGCTAATGGTGTAGTTATAGTTGTTCAGCAGTTTAACTTTGAAGAACAGTTAGGTAACTATCAATTTATAGGTATAAACGATATTGTAAATAACTTTATTATATCTTACGTAGGTGAAGATAAAATAATACCAAAAGTAAGAAGAGCAGATGTTTCTTTTCACGCTCAAAGAGGTATTCAAGAATTAAGCTACGATACATTTAAGTGTACTAAGTCGCAAGAAATAGAAGTGCCACCTTCTTTAACAATGAAGCTGCCACACGACTATGTTAATTACGTAAAATTAGCATGGATAGATGACTCAGGCGTAGAACATGTTATATATCCTACTGGTAAAACAAGTAACCCTACAGCTATATTACAAGCTCCAGACTTTGGTTATTTATTTGATAATGACGGTAGCTTATTAACGGCTCAAGATTCAACTTCTGTTAACAGATATAGATCAGTTGATTCAACAAACACAGAAGACCCTAGCGCTAGTTTATATGATTATTTAACAGACGCGGGTAGAAGATATGGTATAAATCCAGAAACAGCTCAGTCAAATGGAATATTTTATATAGATTCACTAAGAGGTTTAATACATTTTAGCTCAGACTTAAATGGTAAAATTATTATACTAAAATACATAAGTGATAGCTTGGGTACAGACGCTGAAATGATAGTTCATAAATTCGCAGAAGAGGCAATGTATAAGTACATGGCTTACGCTATATTATCAACAAGAGCAAACGTTCAAGAGTATATAGTAAATAGATTCAAACGAGATAAGTTTAATGCCATAAGAACAGCCAAGCTAAGGCTTTCTAATTTAAAATCAGAAGAACTTACTCAAATAATGAGAGGTAAATCTAAACAAATAAAACACTAAAGTATGGCAGAAATTAAACGCCACTTTCGTATAGGTAAAATGAATAAAGACCTAGACGAGAGATTAGTTCCTAATGGTGAATATAGAGACGCGTTAAACGTTCAAGCGGCTACATCAGAAGGTAGCGATGTTGGAACTTTACAAAACGTACTTGGCAACCAGCAGAGAAGCAATGTTATGCCTACTGGTGCTAAATGTATAGGTACTATAGCAGACGAAGAAAATGATAAAATATACTGGTTTGTTCAAAGAACAAATCAAGTAAATGCAATATTAGAATATCATAACGGAGCTGTTAACCCGGTTTTAATAGACACTAGCGGTGTTCTTAAATTTAAACCATCAACATTAATAACTGGAATAAACTTAATAGATGGTTTATTATTCTTCACAGACGACAACTCAGAACCAAAAGTTATCAATATAGATAAATTCAAAGAAGGTTCGGTAGATTTCTCAACACATACAACTTTAATAGATCAGGACGGCGCTGCTTACAGTTTTACAGAAGAAGACGTGACTGTTATAAAGAGAGGACCAACTACAGCTCCTGTTTTATTTATGTCACCTACAAAAAGATTCAAGCCTTTTCCACAAAACCAAGATAGTAACGGTAATCCAATACCTGCCGCTGTAGAGACGACAGCTGTTTTTAACGTTACTGATAGTGAAGGTATAGTAAACGTAGGCACAAGTATAAATGTAACTGTTTATGGTATGGGTTGGGCTACAGGTGATACTATTATAGCTACAGCTGGTATAGACGGTGATGTTTTTGATGATGAATATGGTATTAGCTTTATAGTTTCTAATATAATATCTGAAGATGATGACGAGCAAACAGCTGTGTTAACAATACAGTCAGCCTCAGAAGATCAACCAACAACAAACGTTAGTTGGAATTTAAAATTAAAACAAGAAGACCCTCTGTTTGAAAAAGAGTTTGTTAGGTTTGCTTATAGGTATAAATATAAAGACGGAGAATATTCTGTTTTTTCACCATTTACTGAGCCAGCGTTTTTACCTGATATATTTGAATACGATCCAGCTCAAGGTTATAATACGGGTATGGTTAATACCTTAAGGTATTTAAAAATATCTGGGTTTAGACCATCTGATATGCCAAAGCAGGTTATTGAAACAGAAATACTTTTTAAAAAGGAACAAAGCACAAACGTATACAGTGTTGTTTCTTTAAAAAAATCAGACGAAGACTGGAATAACAACTCCTACATTATAGAGTCTGAAATAATATATAAACTTCTTCCTTCTATGCAGTTGTTAAGACCATTTGACAACGTGCCATTAAAAGCTAAATCTCAAGAGTTAGTTGCTAATAGAATAGTTTATGGAAACTATTTACAACAGTTTGATTTAATAGATATAAACAGCAATGAAATAAGCCCTTTATTTGAAAGAAGCATAGATCCTTTAGGTTTTTCAAGCGAAAATACAATTAATGCTGAGGATCTTCCTGATCCAGAAAAATCTATAAAATCAATGAGAACGTATCAGCTTGGTGTTGTTTATAGAGATGCTTATGGAAGAGAGACACCTGTACAAACAGATAAAACAGGTAGTATAGTTTTAGATAAATCTTCAGCTAGTGGCTTTAATAGAATTAAAACTAAACTGCTAAGCTCAGCGCCTCAGTTTGCAACTAGTTTTAAATTTTTTGTAAAAGACACGTCTAATCAATATTATAATTTAGCTCAAGATAGATGGTACGATGCTGAAGACGGTAATATTTGGCTATCTTTTCCATCTTCTGAAAGAAATAAGTTAGATGAAGAAACTTTTTTAATACTAAAGAAAGCACATGATAGAGATGAGTTAGTTACACCTCAAGCAAAATATAAGGTTATAGACATTTCTAACGAAGCTCCAACAGAGCTAAAAGAAATAAAAGCATCTTTTGGCGTCTTTAATGGAAGCCATGTTACTTTTGATACTACTAATTTTCCAAAACAAGACGCTACGTTTTTTGACATGAATAAAGATGATGTGTGGAACGAAAACCATGGTAATGATCCACCTTCAGAAATATTGTCTACGTCAGATTTATGTATAAGAATAATAGCAGCTGGAGGTAGAAGAACAGCATGGTATGATATATCAAACATATCTTTTGTGGGTATTGGTAGTGGTAAACGTGTTAGAATTAATTTAGCTGAAAGATTTGAGCAAGATGTAAATCAGTTTTACCCAGATGAAACACATAGTTCTGAGGTTTCTGGTATAGGTTATGAAATAGCTCAAACTAAATTAAAAAACAAAGCAGAGTTTACTGGTAGATTTTTTGCTAAAGTATATAAAGATCAAGTTCTACAACAGTATATAATTGATTCTAACAACGTTGCAAACTTTGCAATTGTTAACTCAGCTACAGTTAGTGTCATGAAAAACGGTTTTAACTGTGGTAGACGCGCCGGCGGTAGTGGTAATGGATCATGGAACAATAATGATACTGATTCTGCTAGGAAAAGAGGCTGGATGTGGAATAGCTGTAAGATTTATGAAATGAAAGAAAACACCATAAAAGGTTCTGGGCGTGCTGATAATTTTGCTCAAGTTTTAGCTAGTAAAAGCGCTTGGAACGCTAGCACTAATACAGTTAGAACTCAACCAGTAAAAATAGGTAGAGATACTATTCAACTATGTTTTCAAAGACACAGAAGTATAACTGGTATACGTGCTTCTAGGAACGGAATATACGCAGAAGTTCTTGACGCTATAACAACCGATGGTACTAAATTTAGATTTGCAGACGATCCTAACCAAAATGTTTATACAATTAAAAAACACGCTCACAGGCCTGTTAGAAACTTTAACAGTCCTGATCTTGGTAATGATGGGTCTTGGTCAAGAAACAAAAGAAGAATATTTATATTAAAACTAGATAAACCAATAGTAGACTGGGATTTATTTACTGATGGATTTCCAAACCCAAGTGGATATAGAAGCAGTAGCATTGAAATAGTAGAAGAATATGACGCGGCTTCTTTTAGAACTAAAAACCCTGCAATATGGGAAACAGAACCAAAAGAGCAAGCTGAACTAGATATATATTACGAAGCAAGTGATGCCATACCTATAGCTCAACACGGTAACGAACACTCTTTAACGTATCATAACTGTTATAGTTTTGCAAACGGCGTAGAGTCAAATAGAATTAGAGATGATTTTAACGCTCCTTTTATAAAGAAAGGTGTTAAAGCATCTGCACCTTTAGCTGAGCAATACAAGCAAGAAAGAAGAAAAAATGGTTTAATATATTCTCAAATATATAATTCAACATCAGGTTTAAATGGCACTAATCAGTTTATTATGGCTGATAAAATTACAAAAGACTTAAATCCTGAGTACGGTAGTATACAAAAATTACACGTTAGAGGCACAGATATGTTAGCTTTTTGCGAAGATAAAGTTGTTAAAATACTAGCTAATAAAGATGCTTTATTTAACGCAGACGGTAATGCAAATATAACAGCATCAAGCAATGTTCTAGGTCAAGCTATAATACCATCTACATTTGGCGAGTTTGGTATAAGCAAGAATCCAGAAAGTTTTGCAGCTGATGGATATAGATGTTACTTTACTGACAGGTCTAGAGGAGCTGTGTTAAGATTATCTATGAATGGTATTGTTAAAATATCAGATTATGGTATGTCTGATTATTTTAGTGATAAATTAAAAAACATAACAGAGGCACAGGGCTGTATAAATATTCAACAAGGTGTTTACACTTTAACATTAAAAAGAAAACCTGGTTACCAAGAAGCACCAGGTGAGACTATAAACTTTAAAGAAGACGTTCAGGGCTGGACAAGCTTTGCTTCTTATATACCAGAAAATGGACTTTCTATAAACGATGAGTTTTATACGTTTAAAGATGGTGAAATATATTCACACGATAATGAAACTAGAAACAATTATTATGGTGTACAGTATAACTCTACGGTTAAGTTAATATTTAACGATTTACCTGAGCAAGTAAAGACATTTAGAACTTTAAACTATGAAGGCTCGCAAGCCAAATGGAATCAAGATTTAAACGATGATCAATACTATAACAATGTTGCTTATAATGGTTGGTATGCTAACGCTATAGAAACAGATATGCAGTCTGGTTATGTAAAAGAATTTGTTAAAAAAGAAAACAAATGGTTTAATTATATACACGGGACAGCAACTAGGTCTTTGAGTGACATAGACACGTCAGAGTTTACTGTTCAAGGTATAGGTCAACTAAATGGATCTGTAACAGGTGACACTGCTCCAACTCAAGTAACAATAACAATTGTAGAAAACAACGATTAACATGGCATTAACAAACTGTACAATAACATCAGCATCTGTAACTGTAACATCGGGACAAGCTTTAGGTAATACTCCTAGTCAAGTTTTAGTAATAACACCTAATACTGGTTTTGTTGTTAGCGCTGCTGATTTTTCTGATAATACGGGTTCTCTTGTTTCAGGGCCAATACAAAGTATATCTTTATCAAACTCAGGGACTGCTTATGCTGATAATAATACTGTTTTAGTAACTGTTGATTTAAAAGATTCTGGATTTACTCCAACCGCTAACGTTACAGCTACTATAGATATAGACGGTGAAGCTAAGCTTGCTGAAAGACTAGAGTTTACTATAGCAGGATCTTTAACAAACAATGTTTGTGGTAGCACTAAGGTAGACTCAAACTATAACGCTAGCGGAGCAGAAGGAACTACTAGCTTATTATTTACAAAAGTAGTAGCTGTTACTAACACTTCTACTCAATTTTTATCTTCAGAACCTACAGTTACACTTCACAGCGTTGGTAATTACGCAGATAAATACATTATAGAAGCTTCAAACCATGTTTATACAAATGGAAGATTAACATCTGTAACGTTAAAACTATTTTGGATTCACCCAGCTGAGAACGTATCTGGTCATACTGTTATAATTAATTGTCCTCAAGTAAATATTCCAACTCCAAACAACTTAATATCTCAAGTAGAAATTGATTCTACAGGCTTAGACGCAAAAGGAGAAACTAGAAGACTTATTATTAACGGAACTATTGGGGCCTCTTACGTTATAACTGTAACAGACGGAAGTGATAATGATACTTATGATTTTACAACTGGATTATTTACATCTGCATCAACTAATTTAACAGGTGTTTTTGATTCATCAGGTACTTTTTTTGTAGATATACAATTTCCAGCTAATAGCTCTGGCGCTACATACACGGTAAGCGTTGCTGGTGGATCATCACCTAGTACTAATACTGTTCAAGGTGGCACAGGCAACAACAACCCTTTTACTGCATCTATAGTTCAGTCTACTCCTGTATCTCTAGTTATATCAGCAAGTGGAACAGGTTTAGCAAATACTTTAACTAATAATAGTCTGAGTTTTGATGTAAATCGTTATTACCTAGATGATAACGGTGAGCCATTGCAGCCAAAAGCGTTTAGCGCAAGCATAACAAGAAGTGGTGGAGGTAACGTTGTAATAAGAAGACAACCTGTTTTTAGCAATGAGGTTGCTTTTGATACTGCTGGTAATAATGATTTTACAAATACATTAGAAGCTTCAAACAATGGCTCTAGGTTTAATATAGAAAACTTAACAGCAACAGGAAGTGGTACTACTACTTTAACTGTTTCTGGTAATCTATTTATGATACTAGGCGGCACATCTAATGTAGCTCCTAATTTTGCTTTAGATAACTTTATAAACCAACCACCCGTAGCATCAGCTATAACGTCAGCTGTTTCAATACAGAACAACACAGCTACTAATATAAATTTAACAGCAACAGATCCTAATTCTGACACACTAACATATAGTATAGTTTCACAAGGGTCAAAAGGCACGGCAACTGTAAATTCTTCTACTGGAGTAGCTACTTATACGCCGGCTGGTGGTTTGTCAAGCGGTGCAGATTCTTTTACTTTTAAAGTAAATGACACTTTTGAAGACAGTAATACAGCTCAAGTTAACGTTCAAATACAAGGTGGTGGTGGTGGTGGATCATTTGCTCCTTCTTACCTTTGGACTTGGAACGACACGGAAGATGGTAGCACTGCGCTTAATATTATAGGTAATTCAACCTATCATGGTGTGCCTACTATAAGTGGATTTACAAATGGAGCTACGTCGTTTACATTTAGCTATAGTAGCTGGGATGTAAGTGCAGCTTCTAACACAATGCCTAGTTATGTTAACAACTTAGGTGATATAGCATTAAAATACACATTAAGAAATATCACAGATAACGTTGTTGTATCAGGGCCAACTGTTATGAATATGAATCAGGCCGGTGGTGCTTCCTCTGTTAACAACGGTGTTTCTGCTGTAGTAGCTACTACATCAACTACAATACCAGTAACTGGAGGCTTAAGTAGCAGCAAGAGCTATAGACTAGATTTACTAATAGAATATGATAACTTATTACAATAATTATGCCTAGTATAACATTAACATTTGATAACCCTGTTCAAGATTCTGTTCAAGTTGGAGATATAGCTTTTTATACAAGCACAGGAACAACTGGTGGGTTTTTAACAGGAGGAGCCTTAGTTGAAATAGGTAGCATAACATCCATAGGTGAGTTTACAATAACATGTAACATTAGCGCTTCAACAACTAGGCCAACAGCAAACGATTTTATACTCTTCAGTAAAGACAATAGAGTAAATATGGCTAGTATAACTGGTTACTTTGCTGAGATAAACTTAACAAACGATTCTACTACAGCCGCAGAGATTTTTCATGTTAGTGGAGAGATAGTTATAAGTAGTCAATAACGTGTAATTATAATATTAACAATATAAAAATATGGAAAATATACTAGAAATAATAAAATCACTCTTTGAAGCTCCAGAAGGAGTTAGTTTTGCTATCGCGCCAGCGTTAGTTGTAGGTGGAGTAAAAGCGCTTAGCAGTATAGCAGGGGGTATAATCGGCTCTAAAAAAAGAAAAGCAGAGCAAAGAAGAGCTCAAGCTAACTACGATAAACAACTACAAAGACTAGAGGGTATGGACACTTCAAATCCATACGCTAACCAAGAAAATACTTACGATGATTTAACAGTTAATACTCAACAGGCTGATATGCTAGCTCAACAGCAACAACAGTCTTTAGCTAACACTATGGGTAACTTGCAGGGAGCTGCGGGTGGATCTGGTATAGCTGCCTTAGCTCAATCTATGGCTAATCAACAATCACAAAATTTACAAGCAGCAACAGCTAGTATAGGTCAACAAGAAGCTAGAAACCAGCAACTACAAGCTGGTCAAGCCGCTCAATTGCAACAAAACATGGTTGAAGGTGAAATGATGTCTAGACAAATGGAGGCTAGCAAGGTCTCAGGTATGTTAGGTAGAGCAGGGCAAAGACTTTCAGCAGCAAACCAAGCTAGACAAGCTGCTACTAATAGTATAATGGGTGGCGTAGGTGAGTTAGCTGGTATGGGTGCTAGTTTCTTACCAGGCGGAGCACAAAATTCTAGAACGTAAACTAATACAAAATATGAGAATTCCAGATTATTCAGGCGGAGATTCGCCAACAGGAAGAGCGTTTGAAGCTTCTAACCAGTTGGCAGCACAAGACCAAGAGCTTCAATCTAAAATGGATCAAGTTATTCAAATGAGAAGAGAAGCTAAAGCAGAAGAGGCTAGAGCTAACGCTAAGATTGAAAAATACTTAAGTAAAATGCCAGATGGTGTTGATACTAGTAAAATTCCTTCTGCGGCTAGAAGAGAGCTTTCTGGTTGGGCTAAGTCTAAACATATAGAGTTTGGTAATTACGCGCAACAGGCGGCTATAGCTGAAAGCGGTGGTGATTATGCTAAAGCGGTAACTTATAAACAAAAAATGATGGAAGTTGAGCAACAGTTTAAAAACTTAGACGCTCAATTTACTAATTTTAAAAACTATAAAGATAATTTTTTAAAAGACGCAGAAAACGGTTTAATAAGTAATGCTGTAAACCCTAAGAAAAGATCTCTTTTATCTTCTGTTTATACAGACGAGATGATATTAGAAATAACTGATGAAGGAAATATAATGTTTACAGACGAAACAGGTTACTTAAAGTTTGATGACATACCTGATTATACAGTTAAAAATAATAAAGGTGCTAGTGAGATATTAAAAATGAACGACAGTTTGTTTAATAGCGGCACAAGAATAAGCTCAAGTAAAGAAAGACTACTTAGAATGAAGCTACAAAACATAACTAAGTCAAGAGACGAGGTTTTATCATTAGCTACAGATGATTTTATAACAGAAGGTGGTTTAGGTATACTAGATCAAGACTTGCTGTATAACACTGAAAGAACAGATGAGTTAAGAAATAAAGTAATAGACTCTTACATGCAGATGTTTAAAGAAACCTCTAACAAGTCTTATAATCAAAAACAGTCAAGATCTAGCAAAGGTTCTGCTTTAAGCGAAAGAGATGCCGCTGCGCAAATTCAATCTTTAGCTGCAGCTATGAAAAGCGGAGACGCAGGAGAAATAAACGATGTTCTTGGAAAAGGATTTGATGTAATGGAGTCAGAAGTAGAAAAAGGTAAATTAGAAATATTTAATAGCAAAGATGAGCTAGTGGTTATTGATCCTAAAAATGTAAATGAGCTTACTAAATTACTTAAGCTAAAAAACATACCAGAAAGAATGTGGCCTGATTTAAGTTTATTAGATAAAGCTAGATTAGCTAAAGATGCTAACGACATCTATGAGAATAAAGAGATAAAAGATCCTTCTTATTATATAGAAAAGTACAAACACACAGTACAAAAATAGTAATTTTATGGAAGAATTAGAAAAAATTGTTGACCGAATGGTAAAAGCCGGTGAGCCAGAAGAGGCTATAGCTGGAGTAGTTAGAAGTTACACATCGGGAAAGACATCAGACCCAGTAATAAAGGAGGCGAGTACCGGGTCGAAAAAAAATACGGCCTCACAATCGGCAGCTGGTTCTTCGGAATTAGTAGATCCAGATGATTTTGAAAACAGTAAAGAAGAGAACACTTGGTTAGAAGACACGTTTGGTAAAAATTGGCTTACAGATGGTCTTAGTGATGTTTTTGTGCGTGCTCCTATGGCTGGTATAACAGCTGGCGCAAGTGTTGATGAATCTATGGATTTATACAGAAAAGGTAAAGACATGACAGATGAAGAGGTTATGGACTTTATCAAAGCAGGTAGAGACATGGAGAGCTCTGGTCAAACAGATGAAATGATAGCTGCTAGTCAAAAAATGGAAGCTCTTAAACAAGAAGGTTATGGTGGTTTTACTAGTTTCGTTGGTGCTTACTGGGATAATCCTACTGCTTTAGCACAATACACAACACAGTCGTTAGCACAAATGTTTTCCGCGGCTTATGATAGCAATGAAGTTTTAGCGTCCGGAACAGCTGGTGCAACTGCTGCTGGTGGTACAGTGGCTTTATTAGGCCAAGCTGGTCCACAAGTCGCCTTACCTGAAGAAATAGTTACTGTTCCAACAGCGGCTTTAGCTGGTTTCTTTGGTGGTGTAAGTGGGGCTATGGAAACAGGTATGACAACAGCACAGCTAATGCAAGAGTCTGCTGAAGAACAAGGTTTAAATTGGGGAAGTATGTCTGACGCAGAAAGGTTTGACTGGGTTAGAACACTTACTAATGATGAGGAAAAACTTAATGATATCAAAAGTAAAGCCTTAGCAAGAGGTGTTACTATAGGTGCTTTTGATACCGTAACAGGTTTAGTTACTGGTGGTGCTGGTGGAGCCGCTTTTAAAGGTGTAGCGAAAACAACTTCTAGTGCTCTTTCTGGAGCAGCTAGAGTTGCTACAGCCGCAGGAGTTGAAACAGCTGGTGGTATAGGATCTGAATACTTTGGACAAAAAGCAGCTGGACAAGAGTTTAATCTTGAAGAGATATTAATAGAAGGTTTTGCAGACAAAACATTTACAGGAGTGCAAATCGGTAAAGCAGCAATGTCAGGTGCGCCTAAATACTCTATTAACGGCCAAAAAATGAATGGTAAAGAGTTTCATGACGCTATAAAGTTAATGGACGACGAAGCCTATGTGTCTGCTGATATAAAAGTAGAAAACTCTCCATCTGTAGAAAGACTTATAAATAACAGGCGTCAAAATATAGATTTAGACCAAAAGGTAGATAGTAGAATAAACAACAGTGATGATAGATCAACAGTTATAAAGTTGATGAAAGAACAAAAGTTTTTAAGTAAAAATCAAACTGGAAACGCCACTAGGTTATCTGAGATACAGCAAGAAATAAACGCTATAAACGAAAAATACAAAGGCAATAAATTAGATGTTACTATAGAGCAAAGAAAACAAGCTGTAGCAAAAGCTATAGATGATAAATTTGAAGCATCGTTTAATAAAAACTTAAAAGCAGTACAGCCAGAAGCTAAAAAAAGAGGTTTAGACATAAATGTTGAAGAAAACGAGGACACGTATTTTCAAAAAATAGCAGACAACCAAGGTATAACTATAGACAAAGCAAAAGAAATAGCATCTGGATCTGATGGTGTATTTGTTGGAAAAGGTCAAATATTTATAAATAAAACACAAGCTAAAAAAGTTGGCGCTGTATCTGTTGCTAGTCATGAGTTTTTACACCCTGTTTTAAACTCTTTAGTTGGTAATAAACAACAGCAAGGTAAGTTTGTAAAGTCTTTTAGATCTAGAGTTTCTAGAACAAACGACAGAGCAGTTTACAATGCTATGAAAAAAGGAGGAGTTGATCCTAATAATTATGACACTGAGTATTTAAACTATTTTTCAGACTTAATACAAAAAAACGAAATAAATTATGATCAAGGATTTTTTGAAAAACTAGGTGAAGTAATAAAAAGATTTTTTGTAGGTAAAGGTTTTGATAATATATCTTTTGACAATGGTAGAGACGTATACAACTTTATGAAAGAGTATAACACTAGCATTAAAAAAGGTAAAATAAGTAAAAAGGCTTCAGACGCTATAACAGCCGCTGAAAACAAAGCCAGAGTAAAAATAAAAGATGTTGATACAGTAGATAAAGTTCAAATGTCTAGAACTGAAGACGCTGCTGAAGTCAATAGAATATATGATGCAAACGAAAATAAAGAAATTGCTGGTTTTGAGATAGCCGACAAATATAGGGGTATGGCTGAGTCTACTTTTAAATCACTAAGAGATGGCTCTAACTACACTAAAGATCAAAAGGATATAATAGATCAAAACAAAGAAGATATAATAGCTATGATGCTTTATGACAAAATACCTAGTCAAAAACAAACATCAAAAGCTAGAAACGTAGTGGGTTTAGTAAAAGACTTTGTTACAGAAAAGCAAAAATATAAAAACGTTGCAGCTTATATAAATACGTTTTTTAAAGAAAGATCAAAAGAAGCTTTTAAATACTACGTTAAAGACGCTGTGTTAGAAGGTATGACAACTGAAGATGGTAATCTTAAATCATCTGTTGCTCAAAAAACATCAAAACAAAGTAGTGTAGACCAAGGTAGAAAAGCAAGAAAGCTAACTAGCTTTGACAAGTTGAGATCTAAAAAAGAGTCTTTTCTAACACCAGCTTTAAAAAAATCTATATTTAACGAAGTATCAAAAAACTTAAAACTAGTTGTAGCTAAAACTGGAACTAACTTAGAAGCAGCTATTAACTCTATGGAAAGCATAGTTAATAAAGAAGTTAGAAAAATAGTAACTAAAAACTTAGGTAATATAAGTAAGAAGAAAGGCGAAGTTGTTATTGACGCTAACTACGAATTACATCTTAGAGAAAATTATGATGTAAGCATAGCCGCCTTACCACTTGATGTTATAAAAAAGTCTTATGGAAAGCTTTTTAACTTAACTAAAACTGGTAGAGAAAAAACAGCTGTAGGTAAAGGTACTTTTCAAATGACAAAGCCTAGCAAAATAGACTGGATAAAACACCATACAGTTGGAGGTTATACCACTTTGCTAGCTAGACAGAAAACATATGCTATAAGCATATCTAATGAGTTTGTTAAAAATGAACTTATAAAATTAAAAAGCGATCCTGTCTTTATGAACGAGCTAGCTGACATTGCTAACTTAAGCCAGTCAGACATAAATGCAGCAGCAATAGAAGCTTCTATAGACAAACTAATAAACGCTTTAGATAGAAAAAAAGGAGAAGCAAGAGGGTTTGATACAACACTACAGTTTTCAATAACAGAAAACCAAGCTCAAGATATAGTACAAAACAAAGACGCTATAGTAAAAGGTATAAGAGAATTAGGCGATTCTATTACTAGTAGCACTGTTGGTTTAATGTTAAATAAAATATTGGACCCAGGTGTTTGGACGTCTAAAGACGTGGCTGATTACAGAGCAGCAATTACAAAAGCTATAACAAAATTTGTTAAATACGAAGATCAAAACGTTGATTTAAGTAAAATGATACTTGAGGAAGTTGCAACAGACTCAGTAGCAACTAACTTGTCTAGAGTTTTTAATCTAAATAAATTAGATATAGTTGTAGACGGTGTTACTCAAAAGTTTAAAAACTTTGGACAAATATTTACACTTAAAAAATACGTAGGAAGACAAAGAAATCACTATTTGTCATACGCTGATGAAACTATAAATAGTGTAGACGATGTAATAAATCATTTAAAGCACTTTAGAGGTCACATGACTAGTGCTGGTAAAAAATACTTTTTAGTAAAAAGAAACCAGATATTTTCAGGAAATCAAGATTATATAGACAGTTTAAATAAAATACTAGAACCTAAGAGTATTCGTATAAACACAATTACTAAAGGCAGCGGAACAAGTGTTTTAAGCATAACAGATCTAGATGGTAATTTACTTGAAATTACTGACTTAGAAGGAAACGTTACTATTTTAAATGAAAAAAATGTAAAAGCCCTTACAACAACACCGGCTCAATCTGGTTATTTAGGTAGTGGTAAAAACAAAAGAGTTAAAAGTAAACAAGCTTTTAAAGATGAGCTAGATATTAGAAAAAAATCTGCAGACGAGGCTTGGAATAATTTAATAGGTTTATTAACCTATATAAGAAAAAATGGTAATCCTCTTGATTTTGCTATGACCATGATGAGCTTAAAATCTAACATGGCTAGTATGCTAAAAGCAGCTGCGCCTGTAGAATATTACTTTGTTGGTCCTAATGTTGACACTGTTACTTATGAACATATAATACCTACAGAGTATATAGTTTTAAAGCTTACCCAGCATTTTTATAATGCTCCTATAGATTTAAATGCTTTGAAAGACAGGTATAAAGTAGCTATAGTTCCAGAGATAATGGATAATAACATAAACATACAAAGGCAAAAAGTAATGCCAGCTTACTGGAACGAGTCTATGCACGAAACGTTAAGGTATTTTGACGGCTTAACTCTTGGTATGAACAACATGTTTGCTATAGAATCTTTAACAGATGAAACTAAATATGGTGAGAACCATGCTAAAATGTCTAATCTACAGTTTTCTAGAACAAACTTAGAAAAACAAACTATATTAAACAAAGCAATACAAGTAGCTAGAAATCCTTTTGCGCCTGAAAAAGGTATTAGTGTATTTGATTTTGATGACACTATAGCTAGATCAAATAGTAAGGTTGGTTATACTCTTCCAGATGGAACTCAAGGTAAAATAAACGCTACAGAGTTTGCTTTACAGTCTGCAGATCTTGAAGCTGCTGGCGCTACATTTGATTTCAGCGAGTTTAATAAAGTTGTAGAAGGTAAAAAAGGTCCTTTATTTGACTTGGCTATGAGACGACAAGACAAGTTTACAAGTAAAGATATTTTTATATTAACAGCAAGACCGCAAGAAGCCGCAATAGCAATACACGCTTTCTTAAAAGGATTAGGTCTTACTATACCTATAGAAAATATAACAGGTTTAGCAGATGGTAGACCATCGGCTAAGTCTGATTGGATAATAAGCAAAGCTGCTGAAGGTTATAATAATTTTTATTTTGCTGATGATGCTTATAAAAATGTAAAAGCCGTTCAAGATGTTTTAGATGTAATAGATGTTAAAAGAGAAGTTCAACAGGCTAAACTACAGTTTGCTAGAACAATGGGAGAGCAGTTTAACGATATACTAGAGCAAACAAAAGGTGTTAAGTCTGAAAAAAGATTTTCTGACGCAGCGGCTAGATCTAGAGGCAAAGACATTGGTAAGTGGAAATTTTTCTTACCACCATCTGCAGAAGATTTTGTAGGTTTAATATATAGCTTTTTAGGAAAAGGTAAAGTTGGTGAAGCTCAAATGGAATTTTTTAACAAAGCTCTTGTAAAGCCATTTGCTAGAGCAATGGACGAATTAAATAGAACAAAACAAGCTTTAGCAAACAACTTTAGAGCACTTAAAAAAGCATATCCTGAAGCTGCTAAAAAATTATCTAAAATAACACCTTACAATAACTTTACTTACAGCACGGCTGTTAGAGTTTATATATGGACTAAAGCTGGTATAACAATTCCTGGTTTATCTAAAACAGACGTAAAAAGATTAACAGATATTGTTGAAAACGACAAAGAGCTAAAACAATTTGCTGAAGCTATAGAACTAATGACTTCAGAAAGAGGTTTTCCTGCTCCTGGAGAAAACTGGCTAGTAGGTAACTTAGCAACAGATATAAAAGATATAACAGATAAAGTAGGTAGAAAAGAGTTTTTATCAGAGTGGATAGCAAACAAAGAAGTTATATTTAGCAAAGAAAACTTAAATAAAATAGAGGCTTTATACGGTAGTAATTTTAGAGAAGCACTAGAAGATATGCTCTACCGCATGGAAAATGGCACAAATAGGAACTTTGGTAAGAACAGATTAGTTAATTCTTTCTCAAATTGGGTGAATAATAGTGTAGGTGCTATAATGTTTTTTAACATGAGATCGGCTATATTACAGACTATATCTTTTGTTAACTTTATAAACTGGAGTGATAATAATCCTTTAAATTTTGCCAAAGCTATATTAAACACCAAGCAGTTTGCAAAAGATTTTGTTACGTTATTTAATTCAGACATGCTAAAGCAAAGAAGATCTGGTATTGGTAGAGACGTAAACGAATCTGAAATAGCTGAAGCAATGAGCGGCGCTAGAAACAAACCTCAAGCTATATTAAATTATTTGCTTAGAATAGGTTTTACACCAACACAAATAGCAGATAGCTTTGCAATATCTGTAGGTGGTGCTGCTTTTTATAGAAACAGAATAAACACATACCTAAAAGAAGGTATGACACAACAGCAAGCTTTAGACCAAGCTTTTAAAGATTTTCAAGAAACTACTGAAGTATCTCAACAGTCTTCAAGGCCTGATATGATTAGCCAACAGCAAGCTGGTCCTTTAGGTAGATTAATACTAGCTTTTCAAAATACACCTATGCAGTATACTAGATTAATAAAGAAAGCTTTTCTTGATTTAATAAATGGCAGAGGTGATGTTAAGACTAATTTATCTAAAATAGTTTACTACGGGGCAATACAAAACCTTATATTTGCTTCTATGCAATCAGCTTTATTTGCGATGTTATTTGACGATGACGATGACGAAGACAAGTATGGTAAGAAAAAAGCTAGAATAGCAAACACTATGACAGACTCTATACTTAGAGGTTCTGGTATATTTGGTGCTGGTCTTTCTACTATTAAAAACATGATATTAAAATTCATGGAGCAAGAAGAAAAAGGTTGGAACGCTGATCACGCTTACACGGTAATAGAAGCTGCAAACTTATCGCCACCTATTGGTTCTAAATTAAGAAAATTATATTCTGGTATACAAACGTACAAGTTTAATAAAGATGTAATATCATATAAAGGGTTTAGTTTAGATAATCCTATATTACAAACAGGTGGAAACGTAATTTCAGCAATTACAAACATACCTTTAGATAGAGTTGTTAATAAATACAACAACTTAAGAGGTGCCGCTAATAGTAGAAATGAAAGCTGGCAAAGACTAGCTATGCTCTTAGGTTGGAACTCTTGGGATGTTGATGCTGAAATAGATCCTGAACTTGAAGGTTTAAAGAAAAAGTTAAAAAAGAGAAAAAAGAGAAAGAAAAAAATATCAGCTTCTCAAAAAGCTAGAAGAGATGCTATAAGAAAAAAATACTACCAAAACAATTAACATGAAAAAAATACTGATTACTATTTTAACTCTGCTAACGTTTGTTATAAACGCGCAAGAAAAAGAAAAGAAAAACTTTTTTAAAGGTTTTTATGAAGACTTTTTTAAATATGCTACAGTATATGCTGCTGGAGATTATAGAGCTGCGTATGAGTCTTCTGATAAAAAATACTTAATAAGACAACCTGACGGTGCTGGTTTGTACGATGTACCTCAAGTTGTTGATGTTACAGAGTATTTTCCATCTGATTATAGAATAGGTTTTGGTATACGTAAATTAGGTAGATTTGATTATGAAAGAAAACCAGGTAATTTTTGGACTGGTGATCAAAACGTAGAAAGACAAAATGCTTTAATAGCGCCTACATCCGCTGTAAAAGGTTGGGAATATTTATTTCATTTTGAAAAAGAAAGACGTAGAGGTGAAGAGTGGAATAATCAAAGATATTTTTTAAGACACACAGGTAAATACCACATTGTAAAATTAGAATCAAGATACCAAGGTGCTTTTGATTTTAATTACAATGCTGTAGACGTAAGAGCTAGATTACCCATTGGTAAAAAGTTTAGTATATCTGCTGGTGCAGCATTTAGAACACATGAAAGAGTTTATGGTGTTAATCCTTATGAAATATGGGTTAGTGCTTTAGACGCTAATGGTAATCAAGAAAATTACTGGTATGAACTAGCTTATGAGTATGGTTATCAAGACGCTTATTACACTACTGAAATTTATAACCCTATAACTGGTGAAGAAGAAAACGTTGGTGGTTATTTTTGGTGGAACCCAGAAGGACAAATAGTAGCTTCATCTGATCCTCAGTTTAGAGATGGTCCTTATAAACAATTAATATCACGATATAATAACGATATTTTAGGTAACACAGGAACTTTTGGCTTAGTAAGTCCGGTTGTAGGTTTTGACTGGTACCATTACAAGTCTAAGTTTTGGGCCCATGTATACGGATCTGCATTTTTACCTTATCATAAATATGTTATGGGTGATGAAGATGACAAAGGTAGAATACCATTATCATATTTATATAGAAACAGCTGGGATCAATATGGTTTAGCTGACGCCGCAAAGGGCGAGCAATGGTGGGATTACCAAGCTGGCGCTAACATTGGCTGGAAGCTTAGTAAATCAATAGGTGTATTTGCTGAAGGTGAGTATACTAAGATGTGGGACTCAGAGTTTTTTATAACAACATTTGGAATTAACCTTACACTTAGATAATCATGGCAGCACCACAAATAGGAGAGAACACAAAGATAACTCTAGATTTAAAAACAATAGGATTAATAATAGGTGGAGTAGTTTCACTAGCTAGTATGTATTTTATAATGCAAGCAGATATAGCTCTTGCAATGGAAATGCCTAAACCTGTAATTGATAGAGTTGAATATGATTTAAAAGATGAATTAATTCGTCAAACAATTATGGACACTCAAGATGATGTAGAAGAAATAAAAGAAACTATAGATAAGATAGATCAAAGACTTTACGAAATACAAAAAAATAGATAATGAAATACTTAATTTTACTTTTAATACCATTTTTATCATTTGGTCAAGTTGATGTTCCAGAAGAATACTGGTTAACTGATTCTGATTTTGAAAAAGCTATAAGCGGTAAGTCTGCTTTTGGCGACGAAGATAACAAGCCAGTTTTAATTGAGTTTTGGGCAGAGTTTAATAAAGAAAACTGTTTTTCAGAGTGGGAAAAAGTAAAAGACGCTACATACTATAGGGTTGATATAGCTGAAGCTCCTTTAGCTAAAAAGAAATATAGAGTTAGAATGGCTCCTACTCTTATAATATTTAAAGATGGAATTAAAGAAGTTGTATTTAAAGCTGGTTTAGACCTGCTGCTACCAACTGATTTAGTTGAAATACAAGAGTCAATAAACGAAATAAACAACGCAAACAAATTTTAAATTATGTGGAAATTAACTAAACAGTACTGGAAAGATATGTGGAAAGCTTTATGGAGTAAAACCACTATAGATGAAAAAGCTATAGCTACAGTACAAGAGATTAAAAAAAGATATAAGCTTACAGCTCAAGAATTAGCTGATGTAGCGGATGCTATAAAAGAAGTTGGTAATCAACTTGGTGATATAGACGACGCTATAAAAGGTAATGCTAGAAAAGGTAGAAAAAAGAAATAATGAAAAAAATTATAGCTTTATTACTGTTACTACCAAGTATCTGTCTAGCTCAGTTAGACTTGTATGGTTGGGAAGTGCAAGAAGATAAAGCTATGCACTACTTAGCTGGTGTAGCTATAACTAGTATATCTCACGATCTTATATTCGAAAGAACTAGAAGTAAAGAGAAAGCTATAATATACTCTATGGCTACTACTTTGGCTGTGGCAACTTTTAAAGAAGTTTTTATAGACAAAGGTCATGGTGATGGTCAAGATATTGCTGCTAGTATGTATGGCGCAATAACAGTTGGCCTTGTTATAGAAATAGATGATTTATTTAGAAAAAAGTGTAAAAGAAGAAGAAGATGAAAAATATGTTAGAAGGATTTAATATAGACGTTTACAAAAAAATGTCTCCTCCTGCAAATGATTCTTTAACAACACTTAAAGAGTTAAGAGAAATAAAAGGTTTAAGACAGGATCCTAAGTTTGTAAAGGATAAAGACGATCAAGAAAAGTCTTTTAAAAAACTAGCTGAAAAATTAAACCTAGATTTTCCTGCAGAACTAATTTCAAATATAGTAAAACAAAGTGCTGAAAAAATTTTAAAATTAAAAAATCACTTTGGAAGACCAAGACCAAAACATTTAGCCCCTAATTTTGATATAAAGCTAAAAGACATAGCAATGAATTCTATGAAAACACCATCATACCCTTCTGGCCACTCTGTTCAAGGTGTATTAATAGGTAAAATTCTAGGTAAAATGTACCCAGAACATAAGGCTGAGTTTGAAAAAGAAGGAAAAGACATATCTATGAGCAGGCGTATAGCTAGGGCACATTTTAAATCAGACTCAGATCTTGGCGAAAAAATAGGAGAAGATATGTTTAAACATGTAAAAGATAAAATAGATGGAAAGAATAAGTAAACACGTAAGTTATCGCGAAGGTATGTATAGCAGAACTGCAGATAGACGCGGTATAGATAACACGCCTACTGAAGAGCATTTAGCCACAATGAAAGTTACGGCTGAAAAAATATTTGAACCCCTTAGAGCTCACGTAGGAGCTCCTATAAAGATAAATTCGTTTTATCGTGGACCAGAACTTAACAAAGCTATAGGTGGTGCTAAAAAATCACAGCACATGGCTGGTCAAGCAATGGATATTGACGACACATTTGGACACATGTCTAACGCCGACATGTATTATTGGATAAAAGATAACTTAAACTTTGATCAGTTAATATGGGAGTTTGGTACAGACAAAAACCCAAACTGGTTACACGTAAGTTATGTAAACGACGAAGATAATAGAAACAGATGTTTAGAGGCGTACAAATCAAATGGTAAAACAAAATATAAAGTAATATAATGGCTTATAAACAAAAAAATAACCCTTTTCCTGTAACGAGCTGCGGCAGACGCAGAACGTATATGCAAGACGGTGGTAATTCTCCTTTTAAATATGACGATAAATCACCATCTCAACAAGATATGATGGGGTCAACAAGTGATTTGATTAAAGGAGGCGGAGGAGCTATGACGAAAGAAGAAGCAAAAGATAAAAAGCAAAACACAAAAGATCAAGGTGCTGA